CCTGCCGCACCTTCTGAAACTTCATCATCACTTACTCTTGTTTGCATACCCATATCTGCTTCGGATTCTCCCTTTTGTGGTATTGCTCCTCTTAAATCATTAAAAGCATCCATAATATATAGAGCGTTATTGAATGCATTATCCACTGGTAATTCAAACGGTGGCAGTTTCAAAATGTAATTAGGAATACCTGCTTTGTAATCCGCAATAAAATTATTAGATGCATCAATAAAAGGTTTTAGATATTTTTTTCGTTCCTCGCCTTCCATAGTTTCTTTCATTATGAATTTTAAACTAACAAGTAATTCATAAAAATCTTCTGCGGCTTTTACTACATCCTTATGTTTAGCATCAATGCCTTTCCAATAATCATAAACTCTTTCTCTAGAAGATAATTTACCTAATTGTAAATCCCCAATGTCTTCCGCCCAAGCAACATCAATTCTAGTTTTCTTGGTCGGTTGTTTTGTTTCAGCCTGTTCAGTTCTACGATGATATTGAATCAATTTGTTTACATTATTGATTACTGTCTCATCATTTGTTTTCTTAGCAAATTCGCCTAATTGAGTTAGTATTTGTCCTATATCGCTAGGCGCAGATGCTCTTTGGAACCTTAGTGATTCAACATTTATTGGGCCTTCTTCTAATTTAGAATAAGTCAAAGGTCTTGCTTGATACCTAAATGATGCCCTTAATTGAGTGTTAAACTTTTTTGATTCAGATATTTCTTCTTGAGTTTCTGATTCTCTCATCTCTTGACCTTCAGGCATAGCACTTATGCCTCTTAGCATCCTAACGGCATTGGAAATAGCGGAGGATTTAGAAGATGGGAATTGTTCTTTGAGTTTATCTTTCAATTCATTTCTTATCTGAGAATAAGTATTATCTTCTGCGGCTTGTCTAGCCATCTGTTTTATTTCATCACTAATCATGTTCATTGTTATTTTATCAACCATCATTTTCCACCGCCCGTATTATTCCTTGGTTTTCTAAAGTTTTGAGGAAATTTCTCTTTGAAGTTTTTGCTCTCCTTTTTTGGTATGTTAGCGACTCAGAAACAATTTCTTCTATTTTGCTCTTAATATCTTCAGTAATCGCTTGTCTTAGTTTAGGTATCATCTCTTTGATAATCTTTGCTAATTCTTTAATGTCTTCAGCGAAGGGTGATTCTTGGAAATTTAAATCTTCACTGGGTTGTATCTTTTTAGCCAAAGAATCTAATTTCTGTTGTTCACTAGAAAAATATATTCTACCTGCACCAATAATGACATTGTATAAATTATCTAAATCATCTATTTGGTCTTTAACAACATTACCCGATAGAACTTCATCTAAACCATGTCCCGATGCTAATCCTTTGTAGGTTATTTCGGCAATATCTTGTTCATGACCTTCTGAGAACTTAGATTCGTCAAATTCTATTTCAAATATTTTTCCATATACCTGTAACACTCTATCAAATTCTTCTATTTCTTCTTGATTGTCATCTTTCAAATCATCTGAAGCAAATTTAAGTTCCGTTCCTTCGGGTTCGATACTTGCTAAATACAGTAGTTTTGTAATCTTTTCAAAAACAGATTTGATAGCAACAACAAATACTGTAATTTTCTTATCACCATAATCTAATTCTTTTTCTCTTATACCTAATTCTTTATCTCTAAGGTCTTGTATAATATCTAAAATTTCTTTTTGATTAGTAGAGCGTTCTGATTCCTTGTCGGGAATATCCTGTAAGAACTCCTCAGAATCTTCTCCTAGTAAATTATCAATAAATTCTTTTTGAGAGGGACTAATAGATTTTTCAAGAAATTTCAAATTAGATTGTAATCTATTTTTTTCTTTATCGTAAGAATCCTTCAAAGAACCCCTACCCTTTAACTGGCTAATAATTTCCTTTTTGTATTTATCAAAATCAGGATTAGTGTCATCTCTCATTCGATTTTCTAATGCAGATGAATAAAATTCACTTTCTGTTTTACCTTTAACAGATGCATCAAAAACTGTTCTAGCGTAATAATTCAAACGGTATTTTTCATTAGCAAACTTCATTGTTTGCATATTTAGAATAAAATTATCAGCCATAGTTCCATCTTCTAAAGCAGATTCATATTTACCATCTAATATTTTTAACAGACTCCTATGAATGAAATCGCTTCTTTGTCTAATTGCATCTAATTTTTTTGTAGAGAGTTTTTTGAACTCGCTATCAACCATGACCTTTTCTAAAAAATATTGAGCCTTTTCTGAAGTGAAAGGTTCTACTACCTCATATTTTGTAAAAATCATACCTTTGGTGTCCTCTTTTGAATATTCAACTAAATCTAATTGGCCAAATAACTGATAAACGGGTTTTGCTCTAAATTTAGGTCTTTTACCCGATAACTCAACTACTTCTTTTACAAGTTCTTTTCTATCACCAGTGAATGATTCAATGATTTGATATTGTCCTTTCCTCTTAAAGCCTAAACTTGACAAATCCTCTTTAGCATCAGTAACAGTTACTCTCAAGTCTCTGTTCCATCCCCATTGATTTAGTAACGGTATCATTTTTCTACCATACTTTTGAGTAAAATATGGTTTCAATTTAGTAATTTTATTAGTATCTTTGAATAGTAATCTATCAAGATTATTCAAATATCTTTTTTGTTGGTCTTCATTCCAAGTATCAAAATTTTCTTGTAGAACTGAATCAATTTTCTCCTTGGTAACATCCCGCATTTCTACATTAATACGGGCTAATCCTGATGCAGTAGCCCCCGATTGTTTACCTGTTTTCTTTTTACCTTCTAAGAATGGTAACAATTCATTAACGACCTTTGTAACTCTATTCGTAATTTTGGTTCCAGAGATTCTATCGGGTTTAGGTCTTAGAGTTAAATCATCAATAGCATCTATTTTTTCCCATCCTTGAAAATTATCCTGTTGATAAAATCGTAATCGGTCAATAGTTGCTATCATTCCCTCTGTAACGAAAGGTAAATTTTTAATTTGCTCTATAAATTCTTCAGTAGCAATATCACTCTCAAATATTTCAGCCCACTCATTGTCTATCTGATTTGCTCTTTTAAAATCGGGATGATGTGGTAATTTTCTTTTTCCTTGTTTAAACTTATTTACTGCTTTCTCAATCGTTTCTGATGAAGCATAAGTTACACCTTCATGAATTATAACCTTCTTAGATTTCCTAAGAGATAATATCCATGCGGGTGCTTGACTCATTGTAATTCCTCTTGTATTTTCTTTTAATCACCTTTTGGCTACAGTCTTGAAACTTCTAATCCCATCTTTTCTGCTCTTTCCATTTCATCCATTGACATTTCGGAAGGGTCTTTTAATCCATCAAACCACTTTTTTAATTTTTCAGGCATAGGTATTTCTCCTGATACTAACTCTTGATTATCATTATTATAATCCCTAGATAAGTAAGCAAAACCATGTTCATACGGTTGTCTTACATAATATTCTAAATAGGTATTATGTTCTTGAATTCTAATTATGTCTTTTTCCTCAAAGTGTTCTTCATAATCATAATATTTTAGTATATCTTGCCAACTCATTGCAATTCCTCCTGTCTGTATTTATCTAAAGCATCAGTTTCTTGATACTCTTGTAAAAATTCCATAACTGCTTGAACACAATGATAAGTTAGCATATATTCTGCACCTTCTAATTCTTCTTCTTCTGTTACTTTTATAATATCTTCAATTTCTCTCATTACAGGAGAAAGAACTGCTTTCACTTTGGCTAGCCCTTCTTTAGAAGTAGGTGTTGATGTAAGAGCCTGTCCTTTTAATGGTAGTAAAAAGGAACTTGGACTCAAGTTCTTTAAAATATCTCCCCAACTCATTGTAATTTCTCCTGCATTTGTTTCTTAATATCTAACCAAACTTGAGGATGTTGTTGAGCCAACACCTCTTGGACTACTTGCATCTGATGAACAATAATCGTATCTTGTCTCTTGTGAACCAGTTGTCCTTTGAACTCCAACATATACTTCAATGATTCACGAATCTCTTTTGCAAGTTTCGTTAAACTATCAATGTATTTTGGATTAAGGTCATCTTCAGCAAACAATAACTCAATCTTTTCTTCTAGACGATGAATGTTTACTGACAACAAATCAATTTCATTCAAATCTCTTTTCATGATTTCCATTGCCGCAGATTGTTGAACAAGTGGTTTCAAGTGTTTATTCATGTGTTTCATGACTTGCTGACGACTAATCCCTAAATCAGCCGCAACTGTTGAAGGTGAAATCTCTCCTTCATGGATAGCCATCTCTAGAACTTTTCTTTCGGGACTAACACATAATGCACATTTAGGATTTGATTGGTCAGTATAATCAGTATCCATGTGATTTCTCAAATGTCTAGCAGAAACTCCACTAGTCCATCCCATTTCTTCATCTAGTTCATCGGGCGTAACTTGTTTTGAAGAAAGCCTTTCCTCTAATTGGTCCCTATCGGGATGCTGACAGAGTTTACAGTGCTTTCTTGTTTTAGCCATTTAATCACCTAATTCTTTTATCATCAATAAATTCCATTCTATCTTCAAAAGTTCCATCTCTCTTTAATTGGGCATAAATAGATTCTATTGTATATGGGCCTCTCCCACTACTATATTCATCACTTACCCAAGCCATTAGTTTCTTATCACTTAGAAAATGAATTCTAACTGGTTCCTTTTTTACTATTTTTTGGCCCCACAAACCATCTGACCAACTTTTCTTAATTTTTGAATTAGCCACTGCCTGTTCATACGCTGACGACCAAGGAAAACCCGTAACCTTTCTTCCACCACCTGCTGATGAAAGTAATAGTGGTTTACCGTTAGCCCCCAAATGAGGAGGAACAATAAAGTCTTGACGAACAAATCTGTTAATTAGACGATTAACCGTAGCATCAGTAAATTTAATCTTAAACTCCTTTACATCATCCATTCCACTAATATCTTTTAGATATGGAGCAATTGAAGTCAAATATCTTTGAGTTTGTTTTTGTTGGCCCTTGAATGTAAAATTATTCAATCTAGCAGTAATACCTCTAGTCCCACCATACATCAATTGATGACCACCACCACGATATGAATTTCTGTCGCCCAAAATCTTTCTAATCTCTCTCAACAACTGAGGTAGTTTAGATAATGCTTCTACCTTATTGGCAAAATCTCCTTTATCATTAATGATAATCTCTTTGATGAATGCCCCTTCCATAGCCTTTTGGAAATCTTGAAGGATAGCCAAGAGTCCTTTTTCAATAGTATCTCCTTTTCCTCCTCCGCTAATCCCATCGGCCCCTGCGAATATTGCTTGCCAAAATGGAGGTTTTGCTTCATTCTTATCGTTACTATACCAACTAGAAGAAACTGCGCTTTGTTCATTTTCACTACCATGAACCTTTTCTCTAGACCTAACATAAATCGGAGTTCGATAATGACCATAAACAATTTGTTCTCCAATATCAGCCATTTTACCTTTTACTGGCGCAACATCTTGTGGTTGAGTAAACGGAATATTTCTTGGGTCTTCATCTCCTCCCGACATTTCTTGTAAATTCTTAATCAATCGAAGAATATCTTTTTCATCATCTTCTTCTAATATTGACTGCTCATCTAGAATTAAAGAATCTAATAGTTTAACGACCCTATCTCCTCCCCTTCTAGCGGTTTGGTTAGGTCTTACTACTCTACTGGAAATATGGTCTTGCACATGCAGTAACAGTGTATCGCTACCTGCTCCATCTCTGTGTCCATTACCAGTAACTCCAATATCGGCCAATGATAATCCTTGACAATCACTTTTCCATTTTGTATATTGTCTTTGAATGGTCCCAATCTCTTGACCTAATTCTTGGTCAATTAGAGCATTCTTAACTTGAACCATTCTCTTTTTCTTAACAGGTGGGGCCTTTAATAGCAAACTAGCCCAATTCATTCTTCATCTTCCTCCTTTTTCTTTTTCTTTTTTCCATAAAGAGGTCTAGGTTCAAGACCTGCGGTAGTAGTAGTAACGGCTCCTGCTAGTTTAAGCATCTTAACCCATCTACCGTGGGCTTGCCCCACTGATGGTAGCCTTAGATTATTCCTCCTAGCCACCCTTCTTTCGGCTTCCGCCTGTAACATATTTCCAAATCTCATCATATCTTCTACATCTTTACGATATTGTGGATATTGTTGAATAAATTCTGTTTGAATGATAGCCATGAACAAACCCGCTTTTTCAACCGTAGATAATCCCCGTTTATTTCCTTTGTTATTTTAAACCGATAACTCTAATCTATTGTTCATATTCCTCATCCACTCAGTAACAAAGGATAATTCCTCTAGATTTACACCAGTTTCATATCCCCTATTATCCAAATAATGCACCAACTGATTAGTTGAAATATTTCTTCCACTTTGAGGAATAAAAGGGCATCCACCAAGACCAGCAATACTCGCATCAAACTTCGTTATTCCCCAATCTAAAGCCGCATCAACATTAGCAAAAATATCAGTTTCTCCATTTTTTCTCTCATGTAAGTGTAAAGTTACATCCGAATCAAATTTTCTAGTCATTTCAAGTGTTTGAAGCAACTTTGTAGGAAAAGCCGAACCAATTGTGTCACAGAGGACTATCTCACTAGCAATTTCACTTGCCATTTCAAAGGATTTTAACAAATCATACTCAGAAATGTTGCCTGTAAGGGGACAACCAAACGCACAAGAGATATATGCACGAACATTTTCTCTTTTTTCCTCCTCTAACATGTTTTTTATCTCTGGAAATGCCTCATTTAAGGTCCTTCCAAGATTTCTCATGTTAAATTCATCCGAAGGAGAAAAATATACATTAAATCTCGATACTCCAACCGCTTTTGCCCTATCATAACCCCTTTGATTAGGCACCAAAGCCGCAAAATTCGCCAAATCCTTAGTTTGACTAAATACATCTTCCGCATCTGACATATGAGGGACCATTTTTGGATGAACAAATGATGCAACTTCAATATCTTCTAGTCCACCACGATATAATTCGTTTATCATCTTGACTTTTTCACTGGTATCTAAACTAAATTTACTGTTTTGCAAGCCATCTCTAGGTCCTACTTCATAAATCTCAATATCCTTCATCTTAAAACCCCATTACTAGCGATAATTTACCTAGTAATATATCCAATTTAAAGATGCCTCTGATTTTTTATCTAATATCCTTTCTATTATTTATTTCACTCAAAGTCAGTTCCTTATACTCATAGAAATTTTTGTTTACTTCGGGCAATTCCCAATCATCTTCTTTCCATTCTTTTTTGAATTCATCATAGAGTTCAAACGCTTTTTTACGATTTTCATTCGCTTTATTTACCCAAGATTCTAGGTATTGTTTCTTTTGTTCTTGTAGAATATCTCTACTATATTTCAATTTAGGAACTTTTGCGGTTTCCATATATTGTTTTAATTCCTCATATGATTCTGTTAGGTTAGGATATTGGTTTGTTTTTTTGAAATAATTGTAATCAAGTTCGGCTTCTTTCAATACTTCTTTTATTCCTATTGGCTCACCTACAACTGCCATAAATTTCATTTCTGATTCATCGAAGAACGGTCTATATCCCATCGTGTTTGCTTTTGGTCTACCAAGTGTTGCTCCCTTACTTTTGAATATTTTATTAGCCTCAAACAATGTATATCCCGCATTTAATGGAGGGATTTCTTTTACATTTTTATCTAACCATTGGGCTTCTTTTTTATATCCACCATATCTATCGGGTTCTCCTTTGATAAACCAATAAACGGAACTATTCCAATAAGTAAAACCAAAGAAAGGAGCAAAACTACCTGCTTGAGCATCACCTTCTTTTCCTTCTCCACCACTACCTGTTCTTTTGTAGAATAAGACCTTCTCATCTCCTAAGTCTGCAAGTAAAATTGGCCTACCATCTATCTCCATCAGCCACTCATAAGAAATATCTTGTTTAAGAATAACCATCCATTTGGGTAGCATATTTCTCACCTAACTTTTTCAAAAAATGACCTGTAATTTGTGTGGGACTAGCAAAAATTTTTTGGGGCTTATCGTCTATTTCCAGCCAAATGCCTTTAATCCTCCAATAACATTTTACTTATATCGTCTAACGATAACAGTTCGCTTATTCTTTTATGAGCAACAGTTTGGCGTTTAGCGACAGGCACATTCAATCCGTTATCGCTACTCGATTTAGTAGCAAAATCATCTAAGGAAGTCTGTGTAGTCTTTTTCCTTGTTGCATCTAACAATTCTTTTAGCAATCCTTCAGCGTCCTTTAACGCTTTATTGGCAATATCCGTTTTTACCTTTGCTTCGTGCATTAATTTATTGATTTCCCTTACGGCCTCAAAAACATCATTATCATCCATTGGAAACGCCTACTGATGCAAGCCTACTGTCGTTTAACTAATGAAGATATTGTTTATTCATTAAATTTTAATGGTGTAAGGCTTATCGTTTAACGACTATCAAATAAAAAATTTTTTCACAAAGCCATATGGTTGTAGGCTTTGCAAACAACCTTGATAGGTAATCCGCAAACCTACTATCATGAATGCAGAGGATATAGCAAGCCACATCGTTAATCTTACTATGAGATTAGATAACCAAAAAGAATTGAAAAAGGCATGGCAGGTTATTAGTAAAGCACTATTATATCTAAGTGCTAAAGATGACTTCTTTACAAGAGAACAAGAGTCATTAGAAATAATAGGTAGAATGAAAGAAGAACGATTGGAGGATTTAGTATGAGTGATGAAGTAGCGGAATGGTGTGGTTATAATTCTACATGGGATATGCTCACATATCATCTTGACAAAGAAGAATTAATGAACCTTCTTCAAGAGTTTGTCTATGAAGATAAGCAAGGTTGGATAGCAGAAATCATTGAAGATTTAGCAAAACAACATTATGAATGGGTAGACCATGAAAGGATTAAAGCAGACCATGAAGATAGAATGTATCAAGAATACAAAGACAAGATAAGAGGGATAGAATGACACAAGCAGGGATAATTAGATGTTTCAACTGCAAACGCTCAATAGGATATTGTGTATCCTTTGGGTGTGAACCAATAGAGGATAATCCTCGCCCTTCGGGGTAGTTTACAAAGCACTACCATATGGTGAGGCAACTTTGAGATGACACGAACCTCATAACGAATTAGTGTTTACTACTATTGATGGTAACTACTAGTTATTCGGATGATTGTGCATGTTGTGGAAAAGAAATACACATTGACATGGATGGAGGATACCTTTGGGAAGGTTCTTTCGCTTGTGAGGAATGTATTGAGGAGATGGATTAATGGAATTAGTAATTAGGATAGAAACGGAAGAATGGATATACGAGGAGTGGATTGAAGATGAAAGCAAGTGAATTAATGACAATGACATATAAACAAGTAGAAGAAATTGAACAACAATTATGGAAAGATTGGGAAATCGCAAGTAATGTTTTGAAAGTATTGAAGGCAATGAATAAGGAGGAAGAATGATGTTTCAAAGAAGACATATGCAAGCCGTAGCAGACGAGGTAATGACATGGGACAAAACCATGAGCAAGAAACAGATAGTGGATAACCTCTGTTCGCTTTTTGCTTATTACAACCCAAATTTCAAGCCTGACAGATTTAGAAAAGCCTGTTCAGCGTTTGAGGGGGAGTTGTGAGGCGGTTGGAGTGGGGTAACGCCCACTCCTTCTGCTATTCCTCAAAGTTAGCGAAGGAGTTCTAGCATTACCATATGGTTTTGAAATATGTGGGTATTCCTGAAGAAAAAAGACAGGATTTCTTCGGAAGCGTTAATTAATCTCAAATCTCTAGCAAGTTAGACTACTGATTTCAGATTATAATTTCCCATAACCCTTTGGTGTCCTTTCCGAACACATTTTTCACTACCATATGGTATTGGGCTTTGTATCAATACCCCAAATCGAATTTCAGTCCCCACCATCACATCTGCTAAGATGCTGAGACTCAGAACGGCCTATTCTGATTAAGGGGGTTTCCCTTATCTCTAGATGGTGGGGACCTACTGCCGATACCTTTCATTCAATCAACCCCTACTCATGTTGGAGTATCTTGAAATCTTGGAGGGCTATCTGTAAGTCGGCAATGCACTTTTCTAGTTCATCACCACTCACACGAAGTTTCTTGATAATCAATTCATTGTTTCGATTATGACCAACTTCTATGACGAAGCGTTGTTCTTGGTTCGCTATATGTTCTTCAATTGTATTCTTTTTGTTAAACCATTTCATCTATATCACTCCTTGAATTTAAGCCGAAGTATTGCCTCCTTGACTAGTATCGGAGGCTGAGAACTTATGTGTCTACAAGTCGGAGGGATTTTCTCAGCACATTACTTGGTCTGTTCCTGTTGCATCCTTAACCTCCTAGGAAGAATAAGGCAAGATGAGCCGTTCATGGTGATAAACAAATATCGCACTTAGGTTTCGATTCTCTACTTCTATTACCAACCAAATCAACTGCCTACGAGGACAGTATATTTTCGATTGGTCGTGATAGTAGGATTTGGCTAATGTATTTCAAGGTAAGAATACAAAGCCCTTACCATATGGTTGTTTAACTTTGAGGCTGAACAACCATGCTAAAAGTCGCTCCCCCCGCTTAAGAGGCTGAAGGTGGGGGGGAGCATTTTGTTGAAAACCTTCCGTTGGGACATTAGCGTGTAAACCTGTTAAATGTCTTCAATTCTGCTTTGGTGCGTTTTGCAAGTTCTCCTCTCCAACTTTGTAGGTTAGCGAGAACATATGGGATTTGTTGTTCCAATCCCTCATCACCATACATGTGATATGCTTCTAATGACGCATTAGCATAGGTCTTTGCATAATCAGCAAAACCCCCTGTGGCATTGTCAATCACTATTTGCATTAATTCAAAAATTCGTTCTACTTGTTCATCTGTATATTCCATCAATATTCCTCCTTGTTCTGCAACCAATCTTTACCTTTGCAATCTGCAATGGCTTTCAATAGGTCAATTTCTTCTCTTGTTAGGTATTTGTTCCGTAACTGTGTCCTGTTCATCAATAGATAGCACTACAATTTTGACATAAGGTATCTTTCCTCAAAGTTCGATACCATATGGTTCGATGAAAAAACTTTAGTCGAGGGTATATGAAGGTGCGACTTGAAAATAATCTCAGATGAGTAGCGATATGCTAGAATATTGACATTGTTTTCTGTTTTCCGCATATTCTCAAGTAAATTGACATTTTTCACTAAATTATCCTACATTTTTCATTACCATATGGTTCGGCTTTGCACAGAACCCTACAAATAGATTCAACATTCTCTACTATTGCAAGTCAAGAACGATTGAATCAGATTGATTAACAGGAGATGAAAAGAATGGCAGACTATACAATGGATGATGACAAGTGGAACTCACGGGTTGCTTTGATTGAATCCCACATCAAGAATAACGATGTTGGAGACATGGAAGCACCTTTGATGTGGAACCTAAAACAAGGAACAGAAAAACCCGAATACCGTAAGCGATATTGGAACAACATTACCAATATGTTCGCAACTGTGGATAACTCACCGATTATTATCGGCAAGAGAAGTTCACTCCCCCAAGCAGTGCAGGACTCTATGGAGATACTATGTGCGGAATATGCAACTGGCCAAAGTGCGCTTTTTGCTAGCCACCCAATGTATGCTCAAGTGCTTCGTGCAAGAGGTATCGCTGGATACACTCCTTACGAAAATGCGGAGTCCTATGCAAAGGCTCAAGTTGCAAACTTGAAAACAAGGCTTACAGGATACTACAAGAACTACACCGACAAAAACGCTGAATTGATTCAGTGGGATGGAACACTAAGTAAGGATGGTTCACCAAACCTTACTGTTCCAGCAGTTGAGGAGGCTGAAGTCTGAGCCTAATCGTTCTTGGCTTGCACCTCACAGGATTTGCCTTCGGGCATTTCTTGTGAGGTATGTTTACAAAGCAACATACCATATGGTAACAAAACTTTGAGGATTATGTTACCTTATGAAAAATGATTAAACCTTACTATCATGATTGATTGGGAAGACATGGTTAAAGAATACAAGAAGCAATATGATGATGAAGACGGAATTAATGAATTTATTGATAGTTTACTACCTGTATATTATGGAGATATATATTCAACCTATCATGAAGAAATTGGGACACCTATGAACATTGAAATTGAGGAGCATCACCAAGGTATGCAAATTTGGCAAATAATGAATATAGATATTTTTAATTCATTTTTTGAGAGTTTTCACTCTGCATGGACTCCTTTTGATGAGGAGGAGTGAATTTGAGATACTGGGGAGTGGTTTTGTATGTTTACCACAGGCAAGGGAGCCTCGGCAGATATGCCAAAAAGCCGAAAACTAAACATTCACCCTTCGGGGTCATTCTTCTCAAAGTTATGACCATATGGTTGGTAGAGACTTAAACTTGAAATTATTTTTCTTAAAGTTAAGTTTTTGATGCTCGACTTGCAAATATGCCAGTTTAAATAGTTTCCAAGAATCCCAATACTGAGAATGATTCAATATTCATTCTTAGATTATCTCGCATGGAGATTGACTTCTTCAATGCGACTAATACCTAACCTTAGTATATCAACGCAGTATCACAAGGTAGTCAATTTTACCACCCATTTTTGTATGGATTTATTTGGGTTACATTCAATTGACATATACAGTATAATATAATGTATAGGTATTAGATAATTAATACATAATATTTGATTTGATAATATGGATTTTTCTTTATTTTGCAATTATTGTAGTGAACTACAAAATCAAAAATGGGGAAAAACCGAGGGACGCAAAAGAGAAAGTAAGTATTATTGTAATATTGTAAATATTGTAATAATATAATATATATTATACTCTCTTTCTTTTACTTACTTTCTTTCTCTATGGGAAGTGTTACAATATCTACAATATTACAATATTCTACAAAATGGCTCGCAGTGTCATCTTTGCATTTTTTACAAAGACTGCATAATGCGAAAATATACTACAATAATGAAAGAAGCAGGAAAATTCCAGATTTTTTTCATATGAGTTTTTTAATGTGAAACTACTAGCATAAACAGGTGATGATATGGATACACAAAAGAAAATAAAAGACACAATCAAAATGATAGAGAAGTTACTACTATCAAAGAATAAGCAATACGGAGATTCCGCAATGAATCCCCTTGGCATATTTGCTAATGGTTCAGCAGAGGAATTGATTCGTGTTAGAATAGATGATAAATTAAATAGATTACTTCAAGGAGATGAATCTATAGAAAGTGATACAGATGTAATATTAGACCTAATCGGTTATCTTGTATTACTTCTAATATCAATGGAAGAATAAGATTTGAATGAGTCCCACCACTATCTATAGAGCGAGTAACCAAAAGGTATGAGTTAAAAGGGTTAAACTGGATAACGGTCTGAGTAATGAAAGCGAAGTAGATGGGTTCAAAACTATTGTTTGAGAATAGATAATCTTGAATGCACTCAAAACTATTGGGCTGGCCTAATAGACCTCTGCATGAAGGGCGGGGCATCGTTCTATAGATGGAGATGAGATTATGAATGATGAAGAAAGAAATAGATTACTAGAAGAAGTTCAAAGTGTAATTACTGAACAATGTGAAAGTTTGAGAAATTCAGTTGATGATTTAATTAGGGGCATGGTTGGTATGACATATGCGGCTCTAATGCATTTAGATAAAGACGATTATGAAAGTGCTAGGCAACAATTACTTGATATTATAGTTATATTAGAAAAAAGAAAGTTGGAGATGGAAGAATGAATATTTTTGCACTATCAAAATGTCCTCATAAATCAGCAAAAGAAATGATAGATAAACATGTAGTAAAGATGCCGACAGAGACTTGTCAGATGTTACATACAAATATTCTATACATGCAATTTGTTGATGTGAAAGGTAGAATACCTAAATTGCGTGACCTTAAAAAATACCATGAAGAAATTAACTCAGTGTTGATGAAACCTGCAATGTTAAATCACCCCTCAACGATATGGTCTAGACAGTCGAAAGATAATTTTGATTGGCTCTTTCAACACGGTAAGGCTTTGTGCAAAGAATACTCTTATCGCTACAATGGTAAAGAACATGGTTCAGAAAAACGAATACTCGATTGTATGATTTATGAAGATTTAATTTATAACCAACACAATTACGAATATCAAAGACTTACTCCTGTGCTAATCGCTATGGATGATAAGTATCGAATTGAAAGAAATTTCGATATGGTTTTTGCTGACCAAAACTGGTATGACGAGAGAGAATGGAAATATGTCATCAAATCATACCGTCATTATTATTTAGAAGGCAAGTGGAGATTTGCAGAGTGGAAAATGAATAGGCAACCTTCTTGGTGGCCTAAAGACCATATACAGAAAAAAGACCAAGAATGGAATGATTGGTTAGAATCAGAAAACGAAAGAATAAGGAGGGCAAATGAATGTCTAAACATATAAATGGAAAAGTCTTGAAATTTAAGAAACAACTAGAACAAGAGGGCTTCAATGTAGATATTGGAGACAACTGTTGGAGGATATACAAGATAGGACAACCGTTCTATTCTTTCCATCCTGCCGAGAAAGGTATCCGACCTTGCATATCTTGGATAAAAGCAAACTACAAGATTGACCTTAACAGGCAACAGAATAAACCAAAGAAGAAGATGTGTAGCAAAGAACTTGCTAAAATGCATCATGAGAAAATTCAATCTTTGGAACAACGGCTAAAATTATCTAGTGATAGATTTACAGAATTAGTCGCATTTTTACGAAGGAAACATATTGATGTTTTTGAAGAATTTATGGAGAGATACGAATGAAAAAGAAAATCAAGAAAATGGTAATTTATTACGATGATGATTCAACCATCATTCTAGAAAATGGAATGGTTGGTAGGACAGGCAATTGGGATAATCACTGTGCAATATGCGGTGAAAAAAGTGAACAAAGTATCTGTTCTGATGAATGCCAAGAAGAAGCATATGAAATTCTATCTCAAATCAGAGAAGAAGAATACCAAAACGAATTGCTTTATGATAAGATGAGGGATAACCTATGAAAGAGAAATACTTTAGCACAATAGAAAAAGAATTGAACACTATGATTAACAAACTAGCAGAGAACATGCTTAATGCAGTAAGAGATGAGGAATGGGAAGCCGTTCTTCTATCAGCAGGAGCAATTATGGATAATGTAAAAACTATTTATCCAGTTGCAAGTGGTAACTTACATAGAATCATGAGTGGTAAATTTAATGGCGATAAGCCAGTAGAGAATAACCATTTATTTGGTTAAAATCATACATGGGCGTATGGTGTAACGGATAGCATGTTGGCCTTCTAAGCCGAAGATAGGGGTTCGATTCCTCTTACGCCCGTATGATAAAACGGAGATGATATAATGACACAAATAGAATTTAGATTAATAGAAGAAAATGATATGCCACCAATTGTAATTACTTACGGTGATGACTTAGAACCAAAAGTAGTTTTGAATACTCATCATAAGATTTGGCTAACTTGGAAAAGAAAAATTATTGGTGGAGTAGCAAAGAGTCTTTACGATAAGATTGATGAGTTACTAGATAGTTACTTAGCCGACCAATACCAATTACAGGAGATGGATGCATGGGAAGAATGAAAGAAATAGCAATGTTACTAGAAGATGGTAATAGTGTTTATGAAGTCGCTAGAATCATGAAAGTAGATGTAAAGGTCATTAAGGCTTTAGTAAACAGGAGGAAGTAATATGCCATATGAAGATAATAGATTTTGGGACCCGAAGAAAGGTTGGGTTAGACCAAAGAGAGGACTTGTAATTAAAAGACGCAGACCTCAATTGACTATTGATGAACAATATATAGATGATTACGATAATGCTCCAATGAATGAAAATTGGGACTTAACAGATGATAATACTGACTTTAAACAAGGCTATGATAAAAATACTAAACCATTAACGATATTATCTAATTATTACTATGAAGTGAAGTCATTTCACTTCTGGAATAAAATATTAAATTTGATTCCTTTCATTTCAGTAGAAGAAATAGTAGAGGAAGACACAACCAAAAACCCATTCACAAGGAGAGATTAAAATGAATTACAATAACAGACTAAGAAGCGAAATACTAGCAAGAGGAGGAGAGTTTATTGCCACAGGTAATCTTATTCACGATATGGTGAGTAAGAAGTGGGATAATCCTACAGGAGCATTCAACATAGCATTGAAGAATAATCTTGTTGAAATGTCCGTTGCTGATGATTGGAAAGAAGCGAGAAAGGAATGGAAAGCAACAGGGAATGTTTGGTATATTCCTTTAGCCGATGATGCTACTGAGGTTCTACCCGAACCACATAGAAGTAGCCATCCTCATTACTGTGTTTGTGGCCATCCAATTGCTTGGCACTTTGAAATCGAAAATACAGAAAACGGTAGAGTAGAAGTTGTTGGTAGTGAACATATTGGATTTTGGATGATTGTTAGACACTTAGTAGAAAATCTAGAAATGGACCCCGAAGAAGTTACTCAAGAAAGAGTCCAAGAGTGGGTCAAAGAATCTATCAAATCTATGAAAGCCGAATGGTGGTGGAGTCAATACGGAGAGGAATTTGAAGAATGGTTTACTGCTATCAGAGAACAAGATTTAATTCTCAATGTAAGAGATGGTCCTCAATATTATGATAACGATACTAGAAGATATGAATACAAGAAATTGATTCGTAAGAAAGGTGTAGGAACGAGAGGAACCAATGACTTCCAAATGCCTTCTATTGTTTGGAGATGGAACCATCCCGATAACGATAAGACGGCTCAGATAAACACGACAGGTTATCCTAATCGTGATTTGTGGAATGACCTACAAATGTTCTACTTTAATCTAGATAAGCACAATGCTAAGATTGCGGAGATGCATCAAGAGAGACAAGATAGAATCGAACAAGTCATTGAAGAAAGGAGACTTGCAGACGAAGCACAGGCTCAAAGAGAAAGGGAACAAAGAGCAAGGGCTGAAGCAAGAGCCGAAAGGATTCGTCTAGAAAGAATCGAACAACAGAGACTTCTTGATACTGCCTTTGAAAGAACATGTTCTGAATGGGGTATTGTTCAATTCTCAGCCGAAGATGGTAGAGATGATTGGGAACAAGATTTCCTACTAAAGATGATTGGCAAGATTAATTCTATGGCTTACATTTCTGAGAAGCAAAAGCAAAGAGTCATCAAGATTATCAATCGTGAAGATGAACCTGCTACTGAAAAACAACTTGCTTACATTCGTGCTTTAGGAGGAGAACCAAACCCTAATCTAACTAAGAGAAAAGCGAGTGATATGATTGACCAATTGAAAAATCCTCAAAATTCTGTTCTTGCAGGAGAGGAGGAGGAATGAAGTCAAATCACTGGCTTAAAGTAGACAAAAAGGAGAATGAATAAAATGTTGAAAAAAGAATTACAGGAAAAGATAGAAGCATTAGAAAAAGATAATGCGGGAATGAGACAAGTGGCTGAAAGGCTACATGAACAGAATGAAACCTTACAGATGTATGTGAACCAATTAAGAGGTAAACTACAAGAAGTAAGTAGTAACATGGTTACATACGAGAGCAGTATGTTGGTCATGACAAGTCGCCTCAAGGAATTGGGCGCATTAATAAGTGAACAAAACATAGAAAATAATAGGAGCGAATAAATATGAAACTAAGAATTTTGAACGAAACAGGACACACCGAACTTTCAGTAGCGGCTAGTGAAATCGTAGACCACATTAACGAACACGCAACTCATTGGGTTTTCGTAGATGGTGAGATGATTAGCAGAAGTGACATTAACGCAGTTAATTGGGATGATGTTTCTGATGTTGAACTAGTTCCTGCCATTGTCGGTGGAAACTGTTAGACGGAAATAATATTCCGCATTCGCTTTCTTTGGCGGATTGTGGTGCCTAAAGGCGTAAGTCCTGACGGGGTAACACAGGCTTAATCGAGATTGAATACAAGTGCGTAGCCTATCTCTCGGCCACAATCTGCTAGAGATTTGAGATTACAATTTACAAAATCGAAAATGTTCCAAGGTGAGAACATTTTTCATAACACAGAAGGGCATAGTCGTAGTCCTTCACTATTTGACCGTTAAACTTCATATAGTGAAAATTCATGACAAGAAATACCTGTCTTCGTTTGTCCGAAACGGGTGATTATGGAGGTTTTAACAATGAATAAAGCAAGTGAAATAATGAGTGAAATTACAGTGCATATGAAATACGCTAGGTATCTATCTACTTTGAATAGGAGAGAAACTTGGGATGAGTTAGTAACAAGAAATTACAATATGCACGATGAAAAAATAAAGAATTTAGATACTGTTGATGCTGATAAAGAGACATTGAAGAAATGGTTAGATGATTCTTATCAACTGGTGTATGCTAAGAAAGTATTACCATCAATGAGGAGTTTACAATTTGCGGGAAAGCCTATCGCTTTAAGCCCTAATAGAATGTATAATTGTGCATATATGCCAATTGATAATATTGCGGCTTTTCCCGAAGCAATGTTCCTTTTACTTGGAGGCACTGGTGTAGGTTACTCAGTGCAAAAACACCATGTTGCGGAATTGCCACCCATTTTTCAACCAATTAAGAAAACAAAAAGATGGAAGATTGGAGACTCAATAGAGGGATGGGCTGATGCGATAAAAGCATTGATGAAATCATATACCAAAGCAGGTAGTAGGACTATCGTTTTCGATTACTCAGATATTAGACCGAAAGGAGCAAGACTAGTTACTAGTGGAGGTAAAGCACCTTCCTCTGCCCCATTGGAACAATGCCTAGTAAAGATAAAACACATATTGAGTGATAAGCCAATGGGTAGTAAATTATCTACCATCGAGGTTCATGATATTCTTTGTCATATTGCTGATGCGGTATTGGCAGGGGGTATTCGTAGGGCCGCTTTGATTTCTCTATTCAGTGCTGATGATGATAAAATGATTGCTTGTAAATCGGGCAATTGGTGGGAGTTAAATCCACAAAGAGGTAGAGCAAATAACTCAGCCGTATTACTTAGACACAGAATCACTAAAGATTACTTTATGGATTTGTGGAAAAGAATTGAGTTGAGTGGAGCAGGTGAACCTGCGGTTTATCTTTCAAATGACAAAGATTGGGGAACCAATCCTTGTTGTGAGATTGCGCTTAGACCATTTCAATTTTGTAATCTAACTGAGGTAAATGTTAGTAACATTACATCTCAAGAGGATTTGAATATTAGAGTCCAAGCGGCTTCGTTTATTGGAACATTACAAGCGAGTTATACTGACTTCCATTATCTTAGAGATATATGGAGAGAGACAACTGAAAAGGATGCGCTTATTGGCGTATCAATGACAGGTATCGGCTCTAACAAGTTAGAGGATATGGACTTACAAGAAGCGACAGATATTGTTGTTAATACTAATCAGATGGTTGCTGACCTTCTAGGAATAAACCATGCGGCTAGAACAACTTGTGTTAAACCTGCGGGAACCACATCATTAGTTGTAGGAACATCTAGTGGTATTCACGCTTACCATAATGATTACTACATTCGTAGAATCAGAGTAGGAAAGAATGAAGCAATTTACAGTTATCTTATTGATAACCATCCCGAAATGCTTGAGGATGATTATTTTAATCCTACAACCCAAGCAGTTATTTCAGTCCCACAGAAGGCTCCTAAAGGGGCTATTCTGAGAACCGAATCTCCAATTGATTTGCTGAATCGTGTGAAACATGTCTCTGAAAACTGGGTAAAAACAGGACACAACAACGGGCAGAATACACATAATGTTTCAGCAACGGTATCTATTAAGAAAGATGAATGGGAGACAGTCGGTAAATGGATGTGGGATAACAAAGAATCCTATAATGGATTATCGGTTTTACCTTATGATGGTGGAACATATGTTCAAGCACCATTTGAAGATTGCACCGAGTATAAATACAAAAAGATGATGAAGACATTATCTGAAGTAGACCTCACTAAAGTTATTGAGTGGGATGACAACACTAACCTTACAGGAGAACTTGCGTGTGCAGGTGGACAGTGTGAGATATGACAATTTTCAAAGATATATATGAATTAAAAATGTGCGTTCTTGAAATGGAAGAATATTTCCCAAACGAGTATCATTCCATTTTAGGAGAAATAGAAAGAATAAAACAATTAGACTTAGACGACAAGACTAAACAGAATATCTGTAATGGTGAATTAAGGAAAGTCCTAATAAAGAATAAAGTAACCCCTAGTTATAAGATAGTTGAATGGCTCTCAGAGAGGAGAGAAGAATACTTAGATAGACTGGCTTATTTCCAGAGGGAAAATGAATGGAAGAAGAAGAAACTCACTTCAAATACCGATTAAGCATTTGTAAAGCGAATGGTAGCGTATGGATGGAGGAGTTTGATAATATAACTTCCATATTAGAAGAAATAAAAGGGCTACTTCTTAAACATCCACACCTTGTTGTCTCTAGACAAAAGGTAGTTGATAGAAATGAAAGATAACCCCGATTATACAAAAGACAGAAAAGGAAATTCGATAGCAACTCGTTGTCGAATATGCGGTGGTCAATTGACACACCCAAATGAAATAAAAGCCGAAATGCACGATAGATGTGTTAAGGCTTACAAGAGCAAAATAAGGTGATTAAGATGCCCGAACTATTATTACAAAGAGCAGACGACTCAGGAAAATACGATTCTACATTAGTTAGATTTCAAGGAGAGACTACATATACATCTGTAACGCTTTATCCAAGACAATATCGTAATACAAATAATCCAATGATGGAAGCGATAAAGAATTGGCTAACAGGTAAATTACAGATTAGTAGGAGAAATCTCTACAGGAAATCTTGGTATAATAATACCAATAACTCTAGGGGATATTATACTCCTAGAGCATCAGAAGAAGAAAAGGAACAACCCAAAGCCGTAGAGTTTTCTCATGTCATTACTATTGGTGAAGAAGGATTCATGGTTTATTTCAATAAGAAAGGAACAAGATATTTCATCAATGGTATCATGGGTAATAAGTCAGTATTGATTGCGGCATTAGCGAGAACAATATTCAAATCGTGTTTTACAGATGATGCTATCGAGTTAGAAAACTTCTTGATTAAACATATTCAATTGCCCGAAAATGTATTTTATGCAATTGAGAATCGTGCGCCTTATTATTTCCATCTAGATAGAGGAGATGGTCAATCAGCAAAGAGAATCGAATGTAGATTGAAAGTTAGACTGATTGCCGACAATAAGGTAGCAATTGAAGTATCGGATGGTATTTGGGGAGAGATGACTGTAAGGCAAATGAATACTTACATGAATACTTATCTCAAAAAGAAAAGACAGGGGACTTGGGCTAATCTAAGTCCGTCTGAGTTATGGGAGAAAGTAATGAAAAGATACCCGACAGAAAGTGAAGAACACTTGATGGTTGCTTTCCTTCATCAAAATAGAACATCTAAAGTTGTTAAAGAAAGAGCAAGAGATTTGATGGTTCACATGGAATCTCGTTATCCCGACAGAATCAAGATTAATTGGGGTTCACCCGATAAAATGTTAGATGTTTCAGAGAAGCCTACTATCATGTATGTGCATGGTAAATGTGCTGATTGGAAACTAACTGATAGAGGATTAAAATCTCAAGGGCAACAGAATGTCTCTACTTTCGTTTATGTTTGTGATACAGACGGTTCAAACGGAACATGGCAAGGCCCAATTTGTGTAGATAACTTAGATAACAAATCACCGACAGGCGACCAATTTGTTACAAGAGCATTGGGATTATTGAATGATAATCTGTTGGTCGAAAGGGTATCAACTATCAAGGGAAGATTAAATAGTAGACATAAAGTAGGTCAGACCGACCAAAGAATTTCGCTTTTCCAGCAGGAATAGAGAAAAGAAACGGTCATCCTACGGGGTGACAAAAATGAAATGCAAAGAATGTAATGGTAAAATCGTAGATATTGACGGAGAATTATCTTGTGAAGTATGTGGTGTTGTTCATAGTATATCTTTAGAGCCACCAAGACCTCAAGCCATCAAAAATCAAAACTCTCATGAGTTTCTTAATCATGAAAATGATAATGCCTATGGTTTAGGTAGTGTCATTGGTCCCGAAAATTTCAAGGGAGCATCAAGATTGAGAAGATTGGCTAGTAGACAAAGTGGAGAGGATAGAAAAATGAAAAAAGCCATGTTTTTCATAAATATCGTCAAATCTGAATTTGGATTACAAAACTCTGCCAAATTAGATATGAGGAATTATTATTCTACTTTATCATCTAAGGGAATTTTCACTTCTAAAATGTCCTATGAAGAAAGGGCGGCTTCTATTGGTTATATTACAATCAAGGAATATGGTTATGGCTATACTCTCAAAGAAATGTGTAAAACATTAGATGTTCCTATGAAAAGAGTAGGAAGAAATGCTAGATTGTATGCTAGACATTTAGGTAAGTCTCATGTTTTTGCTATGGCCAATCCCGAAGGGATGATTGAAAAGTATTGTTCAAGGATTACCGAGAATAGAAAGTTTATGAATGATATTCTCAATATGTATCACTATCTAGATAATATAGTTAGTAGCCATCCTTCAACCCATTACTTAGCAGGTATTACTTATTTTGTCGAAGGACTAAAGATGCAAAAGGAACATACGAGAAAACAAATCGCTGAAGCATTTGAAACAAATCCTAGAAGAATAACGGAAGTCATTAAAAGAATAAAGAATATGCTAAATATCAAAGATACTTTTGGTTTAACAGTTGAAGATATATTGGAGGGAGTTAGATGAATTACATGTTAATAATCAATGATGAATTATCAGAATGGGCTAATCAAATACATAACCCCAAGGTGATAGCGAGTCTAATAATTTTAGAGGATGTATCAGCGTCATATAAAATTATGAATCATTATTATAAACAAGGATGGAATGTTTTACCTAATAATACAGTAAAAGTATTTCCAAGTTTAATTAATCTAAAGATTAAACATCCACAAACGGATGTTATTGAAGGTAAACTAAACATAGAAGAATTTCTGTATATGCTAGAATTGATGGAGGAGTATTGATGAAAATATTAATTGTAATCATACTCATGATAGGGTTGTATATCTTAGGTAAATTCCTTTATCCCGATATACCACAAAGACCTATCCAACAAGAATTAATTAAATGGGAGGAGGAACAATGAGAGCAAAAAGCACTATTCATGTAGAATACGAAGTATGTAGAGCGATACTAGAATCACCCGAATTGGCAGTAGTAATAGGTCAAGTCAAATCAAGGTTAGTCCCTATGGGAGATGATGTTGCAGAAAAAAGATTCAATGTGGGAACAAAGAGTTTATCACAACTCTTACAGAATATAGTTGATAGAAGATTACATCGAATACCTAAAGACCATCCCGATTACACACCAAAGGGTGATTAGATGGATAAAGAGGACTTAGGTTCTCTTAGGAAAGAATGGAATGAAACTGTGAGAGCAAAAATGCTCAGAGAGATATTTCCTAATGCTCCTAAGAGAAGTAAATGTAGGATATGTAAAGTCTCTTATCCTAACTCGATATTGAACGGTAGTAGCATTGCTCATTCAATGTGTCCCGAATGTATCAATGCAAGAATAGGAAATAAGAGACTAAAGAAAATGAAAGAAAAGCCCAACAAAGTTATTGAGGCTAAACCAATGGAAATCAAAGAAGAAGATTTGATGACATTGAAAGAATATTTGGAGATGAAAATATGACATTTGGATATAATGATGGAACGATAGAATGCGCCATGTGTGGTTGCAAGATGAAAGAATGGGAGAGTAATAATCCTCAACCTCTATTATCTGATTTTGAAGATAGGGTATGTAGAGATTGTAACGATTATGTTACTGCCTCTAGGATTATCCTTAGAGGTATGGATGAAGAAACGCTAAGACATACTTGTAATATTATTGTAGGTATTATTAGTATGGCTTCGGGATTAAAAAGAAGTCGAGAACATTGGCTAAAGAAAATGGAGGAGGAATGAATATGGTTAGTAGAGAAGAATGGATAAGAAAAGCAGAAGCCGTTGGTAG